ATGATGAATATACTTCTTTGGCTAACCAACAGACCTGCATATCGGCTTATAAAAAAGATTAGTTGGGAAATGGAAGTGATGGATTTAGCAGATAAAATAAGAAATATTGATTAGACTATGAGTAGAAAGAAAAATATAGATGACCGTAAACAACTTTTGATACGGTATCGCATAGATGAGAAAGGATGTATATCTTTTATCGATCCTTGCTGTGAAGAGATTCCGGCAGTTCTCTTTGGTAAGATTATGGAAGCTATATCCAATGTGGAAGTAGACTGGAATTGTAGAATTGCCAATAAAGTCAATTCTACAATTCCCCTTCCTGAAATAACACATGATGAACCAATTTCCTACTGAAAACTAGTATGTATCCAAAAGAAATATTTGAAACAGCCATGATTTCTTGTGGCTATATAGCTGATAAGGTTGTGTATATTGACGGTTCTCAAGACGTGCGTAAAATTGAGGGACGTGTTAGTATTCCTAAGAAAGTAACAATCTCTGGTAATCGTCGAACGATCATTGAGGAGAAGAAATTCAGATGGGATGCTGTTGGTCGTTGCTTCTCTTTGCACTCTAACGTTCGTCAGCGTCGATATGATTTACCTCTGATGACTATTGTAGAATTTAATAAACAGAAAGAATCAGAAAGACAAATGCTGTAATATGAGCGAAAGTTTGGAGAAATATAAGATTGTCGGCTGCGGTTGGATTGATGAATATCTGTCTCGTCTCGGCACGGAAGAATTCTGCAAATTTGAAGCCCGTGTTTATTCAGCTCTTGAAAAACTAGGCATTAATAAGTTCTATGATATTACAGATGTACAACCTGAGAATCAAGAGTTATTTATAAAGTTCTGTTGTCTGTATATATACAGGCATCCGGAATATGAGTTTAATGAAGATTTTACCCAAATATGGAGGAAAGAGTCGTATGAACAATGGGAAATGGAAACAAGAAGAAGAATGCTTCGTTCGAGAAAACGCAGGTAAAAAAACACTTGACGAGATGGCTAAGCATATTGGAAAATCACCGTTGGCCGTACAACTATTTATGCATCGGAAGAAGATAGTTGTAGGGCAAACGGTCAAGCGAAACTTGGTACAGGAGATGTTGCGTATTAAGTTCCGGCATCCGGAGAATTTCTCTCCAACACGGGAATTTTATCGTGAAGTCGAAATTAACCAAATGCGGTTTTGGGATATTTATTATGGCCGCAAGCAGGTTACGCAATCAGAATACCTTGCGCTTTCTAATTACTTTGGACTAACACTTCAAGAGGCGTTTGAGGCAAGGCAGCTAAGTATGTTTAATGAAGAAGAATTATGATAAGTAAACAGGAACTTGAGCGAATCAAATCAGCACTGAACATCGTTGATGTTATCTCGGAGTTTGTATCTCTAAGAAAGACCGGATCAAATTTTACTGGAGTTTGTCCCTTTCATGATGACAGGCGTCCATCAATGGTTGTTAGTCCATCCAGGCAAACTTATAAATGTTTTGTTTGTCGTCATTCAGGTGATGTCATTCAGTTTATCCGTGAGCATGAGAATATGTCTTTCGCTGAAGCGGCAGAATGGTGTGCAAAGAAAGCCGGTATCGCAATAGAAAATAAGGAACTGACTGAAGAAGAAACTCGCAAGGCAAAAGATATCGAGGCCATGCGGATCGCATTGAAAGGAACGGTCGTTTTCTTTCAGAAACATCTTCCAGAAGCACAGAATTATCTTGCTAAGCGTGGCTTTCGATTAACGGATAAAGTAATAAGGGATTTTGCAATCGGTTATGCTCCTGAAGGAAATCAGGCTACAGAAGAGATGCTGAAAGCCGGATTTTCTAGATCTGTATTAACGAGAATCGATGTCTTGAAGGAGAATAATGGAAGGGTCTATGATAACTTCCGTGATCGGATCATGTTTCCTTATTTTGATTTGAACGGTAATGTAACAGGTTTCACAGGTCGTTTTGTAGTTCCTAAAGATAAAGCTGGTAAGTATCATAATACCGGTGACACTCCGCTTTTTAGAAAAGGATCTCAGATATATGGACTTTTACAAGCACGGCGAGCAATTGGGCGTATGAATAACGTCTACCTGGTAGAAGGACAATTTGATGTATTGTCGATGCATGCTGCCGGAGTAGAAAATACAGTTGCTGGTTCAGGAACTGCATTAACCTTGGATCAGATCCGGTTATTATCTAGGTTTACGCAGAGTGTAACATTGGTCTATGATGCTGATGATGCCGGGCTAAAAGCTTCGCTTAATAATTGCGAACTGTTTTTGAAAGCAGGTTTTACAGTTCAATGTGTACTCCTTCCTGAAGGGAAAGATCCCGATAACATAGCCTCTAAAGAAAAAGAGAATACAGGAAAATGGTTAATGAATCGGCGGATTGATTTTGCATCCTATTTTGCCGATATTTTTGAAAAGGATTTTGATGATCCTGAAATGAAAGAGAAAGCTCTCAACACTATATGCAGTCTGATTGCATATATCTCTTCTGAAACTTTGCGACTGAATTATATAAGGTCAATGGCCACAAAGTTTGATCTAAATACGGAAATTATTGAGCGTAAAATACGTGATCTTCTCCGGAATGTGAAAGATGCTCCGAAAAAGGAAGAAATAAAATCAGGGATTCATGGAATAGAATTAATAAAGGAATTGCGAAAGGAAGGGGAACCATGTGTACTGACTCCTGATTTTGATTTGTTTCTTAAGCTGTATGGAGATACGCCAGTTCTTCTTGTTTCCGGCATACCTTCGATCACGGATATACAGCAACTTCGTAAGGTATATACTTTCTTTACAACAGATTCGTATGGTCTTACGGTGAATGGTGATGGCGATGAGTCTGAATATATGTTTGCTTTGTCTTCTATCTACCGTGCAGGAATGACGAATATTACTGTTGTTGTTCCTCCGTCTGATCAGGACGAGACTGAGGATGAGGAAGAAGAGGAAGATGGGCAGGGTAAGATTCATCGACGAGAAGTTCCCTGGAGCTATATTAATTACTATGTGATGGTGTATGGACGCTTTCTCAAAACTTATCTTGGAGAACGGACTACTTTTATTGAACGCTGTGCGGATTTAATTAGTTATGCAGATGATTCTGTAAGAGTCGTTAATCAAAAGCACTATTACGAAAATCTCGGAATAACAAAAGGTGCTTTAAATGAGATACTTAAACCTTATCTTTCTAAAAGAAAGTCGCGTATGGCCATCAATGCCCAGCGGTCAGATGACGATGTCGAAGATTATGATCCTAATACTCTGCCTGCTTATGTTATTGATAATCCAGATTATGATGCTATGCACAAGCAATGTGGTTTTTATCCAAAGCTAAATGCAAATGGAGAACCGGTGTGCTACATGTTTAGGAATAGCAATAACTCCGGCTACACGATGGTGGGAGACTTTTTTATGACTCCCCTCTTACATATTTATTCCGATGAAGATGATGCAAATAAACGAGTACTTAAAATTAATCGCAAATATTATAAAACACCTTTGTACATTGAGGTCCCTTCAAAAGCACTTTTGAAGAAATCAACAATTGAAGAAAAATTAATAAATCTGGAAGCTGTTAACTTTACCGATGGTGAAGAAAAACATTGGACTAAAATAAAAGAATATATGAGTCGAAATTTTGTAACCTGTACTGAAGTACTAACCTATGGAAATCAACAACCTGACGGTACATCGAGACGTGAGGATCACATGTTTTATGCTTTTGCAAATGGTATATTTCATGTTGTGGATGAAGTCCCAAGATTTGATCCTGTCAATGAATTAGGCGTGGTGATGCATAATAACCGAAACTATTATCTGCCGGCATTCTCTACTATTTATGCGGGATCCGGCCGGCAGTCAGAAAAATACGAGATGATTTCCCAGCTCGTATATAAAGATATTCCTGCTGAGAAGCAATGTTCGCTTGAGAAATGGGCAGAGTTGATGGATCAAGTATATAAGATTAATGATAACGGAAAATGGGCTATCCTATTTACTATCATGTGTGCTTTTAGAAGTAATATTCACTGTATCGACCGCTTGTTCACAGCTCCCTTTTTTATGGGACCAATGTCTTCAGGAAAAACGCAAATTGCTATCTCTATCCGTTCTATGTTCATTTCTCCCAAATATCCGATCTTCAACTTAAATATTGGTACTGATGCAGCTATGTCTACCTTGATGAGCACATTTCGTGATATGCCGGTTGTGCTTGATGAGTACAATAATAAGGATATTTCAGATGCTAAGTTTCAAGCATTGAAAGGTATCGTTTATGATGGTGATGGTCGGCAGAAGAGAAAAGGTACATCCGGGAAAGAAATTGAAAATGATAAAGTGTATGCACCTGTTATCTTATGTGGTCAGGAGACCCCACAACGTGACGACAATGCACTGATGTCACGTATCATAGTATGTGAAGTTCCTAAGCCCAAAAACCGAACCCAGGAGGAAGTGGATTTGTTTAATCAGTTAAAAGAGATAGAAGATCCGGATAAGATCGGCCTTTCCAATGTGCTTTTTGATATTTTAAAACTCAGACCTTTGGTCATGGATAAATTCCGGGCACTCAAGCAACAGGCTTATGATGATCTGAAGGCTGAGTTGCTTAATGCAGGAGAGATAGATCGTTTGATGAAAACGGCCTCCTTATTCCTGGCTACATGTAATTTAATTGAAAACCATACTGATATGAAACTGCCATTTACCTATAAAGATTTTCTCAAAATAGCTTGTAATAAGATACGCTTCCAGGTTGAGCTGATAAGTAAAACAGATAAGCTGGCTACATTCTTCAAGGCGATGGATGTGATGATTGATACTAAAGCTATTCGGGAAGGCAGAGATTTCTCTATTGATACTCCGGATAAGGTGACGATCAAAATGCCTGGAGGAGATAAGAAAGAAGTGGCTTTTGCGGCAGGAACCCGGATATTGTTTTTACGTTTAAGTACAATCTATACCCAGTTTGCACGTAGCTCTTACAATAGTGAGGAATCAACACAATCTACTATTGAGCAAAACCTTCGTTCGCATCCTAGTTATATCGGTTTGATTCATGCACGGCGTTTTAACTATTATGATACAGTTGAAGTACCGCGTGGTGGATTTGCTGAAAATCCGTCTTCTGATAGCTCACAGGTAACTGCTGATAACACAATGGTTCGTAAGATGGAGAAAAAAACGATAAACTCTAGTTGTATTGCACTTAACTATGACATCTTTAGAGAATTGTATGATATTGATCTTCTACGTTCAGATAATGATTCTTCGGAATCAAACGATAGTGCGAAGCAGCCTCTCCCATTTTAGTATTCCGTACTCATGGACAAATACTCCTCCTCCAACTTCGGTCGGTAGAGGAGTATTTTCTTTTATAATAATACGGACATTTCTCAATATGAATCAATCCTGGTATTTATGACTATTGTTATTATTCCCCCGGACCCCCTGAATTTAAAGAAAATAGAAGCAAAGAGACAGGAATTTTGAAAAGGTAATTTTCAAAACATGGCGTCCAACCGTCCAACCGTCCAACAATAGAAATCTTTTTAAAATGTAAGTGCCTGTAGTATAGTAGTATAATATTAATCAAGTAGTATATATATACAACAGTAGCTGTTGTTCTGTTGGACATTGTTGGACATGTTGGATTTACTATTTTCTACGTTCCAACATAATAAATTTAGGACTGTCCAACAAAATAGCATCGAAAAACCTTATGTTGGATATGTAGGATGCCGTCCAACAGCCATTTTATAGCATTGCTGAAAAATTAATAGATTGATAATTAGAAGAATATGATAGTAATAGGGTGGACTGTTGGACGGTTGGACAGTTGGAAGCAAAAATGAATAAAAGCATTTAGAAAATATCCTTTAAAAGAAAAGACTATGATTACGACAAGTATTAACATTGAGCCATATTTGGCTGAATACATACGTGGAAAGTATAACAATGGTTGCGAAGAAGCATTCAGAATACCGGACAATACAGATCTTTACCATACAATTTGGACATTGATGGCCAAACGGCAAAAGAATCAATCTCCTGTTGATAGTGGTAATCTGACATTCATTCTACCTGAAAGACGAATAGGTAAGGATCCTAAAGTTTATAATTTCCTTTCTCCTAGTTCCGTCAAGATGATAGAGAAAGAAATACGCCGTATGTTCAACCGTGAACTTCATGCAGCAATGGATGAGAATGATTTGAACGGACATGTTTTAAATAACTTGGATGTTGTACACCATTTTATGTGTTCTTATTGCATTGACTCTGTTTCTGAAGATGCCCTTTTAAAAAACTTCTATCGTTGGAGAGAAAACATGCGTAAAAGAAAGGTCCGTAGAGAATATAAAAAGAAGTTAAAATTCTGTTAGAAAATAACCGACCAAACTATTGTTTTTGTCTCAAAATGGCGAAAAAATGTCCGTTGTGTGGCGAACTTGTTGATTACTAAATACATATCAGATTATGAAAGAATTATCTATTATTTTGAGGGTAAAACCTGTTCGGAAAATGAAGAAGGAAGAGTATCGTTTTTTTGCTGATCCTTTTTCTTTTGCTCCTGCCATTGCTGATTCGGCATCTGGTAAGTTGTTTGATTGCAGCAAAGATATTACGATTGAAACTCCGGATGTGGATACTCTTCGGGAATTTTCTATTTCTAGATATGCTGTTGTTTACTTGCGTGATTCCTCAGAAAAGAATATTACGATAGGATCTGATGAGATTCCAGCCTTGGTGTCAATATCGGCAAACTTGAATACAGCAACATTGAAAATATCCTGTAAAATGCTTCATTCACCATTTTTACCTGTATAAACGGTCCTTCATAGCCTCCTTCTCATCTTTTACCTTCGCTGAAAAGATGCGCTACAATGAATAGGACATTTCTTCGTAACTTACTTATCACATCTAAGCTCTTCATCACGGCAGAAGCTTATGCTGCTGCCATGATGGATTGTTTTCCGCTCCTGGACCAAAAGAATCCTGTGCCTGGAGCTTTTTTCTTTTTAGCGGATCCACCAACCTATAAAGACCAGGTGGACAAAGCGATTGCCCGACTTAAAAAAGAAATAGCATGTACTGCAGGACTTAAAGACATAAGTCTAACCAATGATTTCTCATCAGAGGAACTGCCTGAAGGATCTATCGCTTATCATCGTATATTTGGTACAATTACATCTAATTCTTCCTGGTATTTCTCCTCAAAACAATTTGAGAGAGATTTGATTGCTGCGGAGAGCAATTCTTCAATATCTGTGCATTTCCTACATATTAATTCCGGCGGAGGTGAAGCCTGGTATTTAGATCGCCTGTCGGAGACAATGCGTTCACTCAAGAAACCTGTCGAAGTTTTAGTTGAGCAGTATTGTGCTTCTGCCGGTTACTATATTGCTTGTCATAGTGCTAATGGAATACATGCATTGACGAATAACGATCAAATCGGATGTATTGGTACAATGGTCGGCTTTTACGATTTCTCTGCTTATTATGAGAAATTAGGAATTAAACTTATCCAAGAAAAATCAAGTCTATCTCCACTCAAGAATAAGAAATTCGAGGATTTACGTTCCGGTCATCCGGAACAGTATATTAAAGAAGTTTTGGATCCGCTTGCTATTCAATTTTTAAACGAGGTAAAATCCTCTCGTCCTAAGCTTGCCACTCTCCCCGAAGATGATCCGGTATTTCAGGGTGAAACTTTTGATGCTCAACATTCGATTGATAATGGGTTGATTGATTCTGTAATGACCCTTCCTGAAGCTATTGCCCATGCGAATTTGCGTGGGCAGGAATATTTGGACAGCATTTCCCTCCGAAATAAAATAAATCAGTATGTCTAATTAAACACTTTATTAATTATGAATTTTAAAGAAAAACTACGAAAGGTCTTACAGCTTCTTGATTTGTCACAGAAGGCAAAAGATAAGCAACTTACATCAGAGGACGTGGCGTCAATTGCTACCCGTTATCAGAAGGAGTTTCAAGCAACTCTTAGAGAAGATATGGATGCTGACTCTAAACAGCCGATGTCCCAGGAAGAAATGAACCAGTTACAATCCTTATTGGCCGGTATCGTTCCTGCTGAAGCATCCGAAGCCCCAGGTAATTCAGGAAATAGTCCTGTTCAATCAGAAGCTACTCCTGAAGGTATTCTTGAGTTGGCTAAAAACGTTGCGAAACAGAATGATGAATTACAGAAGCTAGTAAAAACAATGGCAGATCAGACAGCGGAAGACAACGCTGCAGCTGCCACAACAACTGTTACTACAATGAGAATTAATGGTCCTGGTACTACTGCAAAACATCTTTTTGGCATTGAAGTGCCGATGTTTGACATGTCGAAACGTTGGAATAAGATTGCAGAAAATCCTGATTACTCTTCTACTAAGATAGAGGAAGGCGAGGAAAAAGCTTTCTTCCAGGAAGTAGCTGCTTTCTCTAAATCTCTTGCCCGGCGTTATGAATATCTGAATAAGAATCATTTGCTTGATCCGGTAAAATTAGCTTCAGGTGAGTTTTCCACTGATTTTGCTGGTGTAGACGATGCAAAGGTCGGAGATCAGTATGTTATTCGTCGACAGGATGCATTGATTGCTCATGTTCTGAAAGCACGTGATTTAACTCAGTTCTTCCCGATTCGCTATGGTATTCAGGACCATGACCTAGTATTCAATACTTTCTTCGATGAAGTTTCTCAAGGTTGGCAAGAAGGTGAAGTTTGGAAAGGTGGCATGAAGCTTGAGAACGAGATGGGACATGTTGACGATGCGATGATTAAGATGAAGTTTGGACCAATGAAGAAATTGGAACGAATGTACATCGCTTATCTCAATAAAGAAGGATCTGATCCGATCAAGTGGTCTTTGATTGAATACTGTATTGTCAATTCTTTGGAAACGGCCCAGGTCGAACAGAATAAGCGTCGTATTCGTGGTATTTATGCTACTCCGGAATCGGGTGTTCCTTCTCATTTCTTGAACGCTTCTACTGGTATCATTTATACACTGATCCGCTATTTCCATGAGAATAAGATTCTGTTGCATGATGACGAAGCATATCGTGCATATACCAAAGAAACGATGGTCGATGCAGTGAAGGAATTTGTTGCTGATATCATTGAAAACTGTACAGAGGACATGGATTTGGATCAACATGTTATTTACCTCAATAGTCTGCACCAAACTTGGTGGAAAGAAGGTTGCCGGGCTAAATATGGTAAAGACCTTGATTTCACTGGGCCTGACAGCTATTTGAATATTGTACCGGATACATCGCTTCATATTAAGTGGCTGCCCTACCTCGGACAAAGCTGCTTGATGTTCCTGGACATTCCGGGTAACCTTCAATTCTTGGAATACATTCCTGGTGAAATGATGGCTTTCAAAGCAAAAGACGATATGGAAATGGTGAAATGCTGGTCAACTTGGAAAGAAGGTACAGCTGCTGCTTTCCTGGGACGTCGCTTCAAGACACATGAAGAACTAGTTGCAAATAACTATGAATGGCAGCAGATTTTCATGAATAAGCCTTCTGTTGATGTAGAAGCTGATGCTACTACCATTGATGCTAAAACAGGGTTCTGGCAAGTCACAGTTGAAAATACTAAAGCTACTGCAATTACGGATATCACGAATGCGAAGGCAGGTGTTGCATATCTTATTGAGTGCGGATCTGTGACTAATGCTTCTACTATTTCTAAGGCTGGTAAGTTTGCAGATATTACAGCGGAATATACTCCGACAAAGGTAGGTGATTATATCCTTGTTCTTCTAAACAGTAAAGGCAACTTCCGTGAATTGGAGCGTTGTGTTGGGGGAACTCGTACTGTGAATGCAGATTTGCAACCTAATCTGCCTGGTGTAAGATAGTGCTTTTGGTTCATTATAAAACAGGGTTGTTTTCAGGGGTGGGTGTTCTGCCCACCCTTTTTTTCTAATCACAAAATTAAAATTTTATGAAAGCTAATAAAATCAGTAATCCCTATCGAAAGGGAAATCAATATGCTCGCAAAATGCAGATGAGATTATTCTTGTCTTTAGCAGTTCTATTTGCTCTTGTCTTTGTTGTTGGTATGCTTCTGGATCCTGATCATTCAATGTTTTGTATGACAGGATTTTCAGGTACCTCTTTAGCCGGTATGATGGCAATTGGAAGTGTTGATGACGTCTCGGATAAAGTGACACATGGTTCTAACATTGCCTATAAGGTTTATCTGATCGATGTTCACCAAATCAATCCGGATGTGAAATTTCCTAAGCCTAATGGCAATCGTGAAGTTGCAACCATACCGATGCTGGGCGGGGAATATATGAAATACTTTGAGGCACATGATATTCCCACTTATGTGGGCAACGGCGAGAAAGGTGATATAACCACGTCCGGAACCAATCAGTTTGTCATCATCATGGGAGGCATGCGTGATCAACTATTGAATTTTATCGAAGATCATGCGGGTGGTAAGTTTGTCGTTCTGTTTAAAGAGATTGGAGAGGATCAATGGTATATTTTGGGTGAATATGACAGGCCTATGATTTTAAAATCGTATGAAGCTAAAAATGACAAGGATGGTCGCTATGTAACATTTACCTTTGAACGTACATCTGTTATGCAGTATTATAAATATGTTGGCGATATTATAAGCGCTCCGGCAGAAGTGCATACAGCAGGCGCTACAGCTTTATCCATCAAAGCCACCAATAACTCTTATCAGATTCCGGATGGTTCGTCCGAGACGTATGCTATTGCTACAGTAACAGGACTGACAAATAACGATAAAGGCCGATTTATTACGTTAAACGGTATGGGTACTGATAAGGCTGCTACAATAGCTGATGGTACAACGTTTATTTTGGAAGATGGAGCTACTTGGACGGCGAAGGCTGGTTCCTCTATTACCTTCCGGGTTTTGGATCCTTCTACTCTTATTGAAGTTTCAGGAAGTCGAATTCAAACAGCATAAGTTATGTACGGATTTAAGGAGAAAAACAAATATTTTAATGAGTTACGTAATTCAGCAGCAGCCGAAGCGGATTTAAGTCTGCTTCAGTTGGCTGCTCCGGCACATCCTAAACTTAAGATGTTTGCACGTAACCCACAGCGTTATGCGAATGATATCCTATATACGTTGCTGGACTTTAAGCCTAAGGATGAGATTCGTCTGAATCGCCGTGAATGTGAAAAGGCTAAAGAAGAAAATGCAGAGGTTCAATCAGGAGGGGATACTCAGCCAGAAGCTATGGCTGCTTCAGTACAAGAAGAGAAGAATCCATTTGAGATTGATGCTGAAATCTATGAAAAACAAGCCGAAACGGAACTTCGTGAAAGAGAGAAGCAAGAAGCGGAAGAACGTATTGCTCAAAATGAGGAACAGGCAGAAGTCTTGGAACAGGAGAATCAGGAGCTGAAGGAGGAACTTGAAACGGAGCAGGAGGCAAGAGTAGAAGCTGAAGACCGTGCGGAACAGGCAGAGCAAGCCTTGGAAGAAGAGAAAAAAAAAGAACCTGTCAAGGTAGCTCCAAAAAGCAAAAGCACGAAGAGTACCCGCAAATCGACTGGGAAAACCTCGAAGACGAAAACGTCCAAATAGCCACCATCCTGTATAATGATCGTGTGATCACGTGGAAAAAGATGAAGCAGCTCGATGAATTACTAGATAAGAAACCGACCAAGCGTGCAGTCATCGATATGGCTGAACTACGGATCCGAAACTTACTGGCATTCTCCGAGCTGCAAACGTATAACGACACTGCGATATTCCGGTATAAACATCCGCTTATTGTTCATCGGTCGGAGAGAGCAGAGTTACAACGCTTATGTGTATCAGATCCGTTAGAATTCTTGCGGCGATATAAAAATTGTTCCGATAACATTCGCAGATACGAATCCTTTCTTAAGCGATCTGATCGTAAAGATAAACGGTCGCAGGATAAAGAACATCTTCGCCGGTTCCGTGACAGAGAGGCTTTATTTAAATCAGTACTAGAAGATTCTAAAATGAAATCAGTATGAAAGATGTATTACTTCCCACATCTGATGTGGATAAAGCTATTCTAATTGGTGAGGAATATGTATCGCAAGTACACACATTTGGTGCACTTGGATACACTCCGCAACGCATTTGCAGTCTATTAGGACTACGTGGAAAAGAAAAATTGGCTTTGATCGTCCGGATCACTTTGCCGGGAGACGTATATTATGATTCCTATAATAATGGCCGTGCGTTAGGTGAATATAATATTGATGCAGAATTGGCGAAGAAAGCTGAAGCCGGTGATATCGAAGCCATTAATACTTTGGAAGAGCGAAAGAATCAACGTATTGAACTAGACCTTCGAAAACAACTATTTGGAGTATGACGCAATTAGACACCCTTGATAAGATACATCCCGATCTGATTTCGGAGTTCCTGACGACTGGGCGTTGTTCAGGTATTCCGGAGGATATACAGAAATTTTTAAAGCAACTTCAGTGGGCAGCAGAGATCTTTGAATACGAGCGAAACATCACACGTGCGGCAAAGATGTTGCGGCAACGGATCAATGCTACCCAGCAAATTAATATTGATGAGCGAACCTGTAAGGCTCGTATCTACGCTGCTATAAACTACTTTAATATCGATAATAATGTATCTATCAAAGTCTGGGAATCTAATTATGCAGATAAATATGAGGATCTGGCGAAATTGTGCGCTGTGCGAGGAGATTATAAGACTCAGGAGAAATGTTACAATGCTGCTTTGGAATGCCGGCGTAGAGCTTCAGAAATTGCCGAAGCGGATCGTGACCTTGGCATTGTATTCTTGATATCCCCGAATCTTACTCCGGAAGAATTAGGTTTCCAGAAGAAATCAATTAAGGAGATAGCACGAAAAAATAATGAAGGGTTTTATATCAATCTTATTGATTCTCTTCCTATTGAAAAAGGGGATAAGAAGCGTTTGTTGCGTGATGCTGATATTCAGGAGGCCGAAATTGTAGAACCTGAAGAGACGGGGGAATAGTATATGGGTATCGAACTATATTCACAGTCTACACAATCGCTTAGTGTAGGTTCTACGACTTTTGACTTAACTGCATCATTTGAGGAATACTACATGAATGCGATGCAGATTCGGGCAAATGTTATTGATCCGAATGTACTCATTGTAGAAGCCGGTCGTGCAACAGGTAAGACTGAAGGTGTGATGGGACCACGTATTATCCGTGTCGCCAATGATATGCCGGCAGAACTTTCCTTCTTGGTACATAAGACATACGTAGCCCTCATGACAAACGTATGGCCAAATATTCAGGCATATTTTTCTAGACCGGTTGGCGATGGCCGGCGCTCCATGCTTGAGTATGGAATTGATTATATCGTGGGAGAAAGTAAAATACCCTCTCATTTTAAAAAGCCTCAATATCCGATTGCATATCCAAAGCACAGCATATTATTTAGGAATGGACATCATCTTCAGATGGTGAGTTCTGATCAGCCGGAGTCTGTTGCCGGTAGAAGTGGTGTACATGCTTTCATTGAGGAAATGAAGCATAATAAGGGTGAGAAGCTAAAGACACGATTATTCCCTTCCCTGCGTGGCTCTTCTGCAGCTATCCGCATGTCGCCTTATTATCAGGGAATAACGGGGGTATCTGATACGGCGCGTCTCGATTTAGGTGAAGATAACTGGTATGAAGAATATGAGAATAACGTTAATCAGGAGCTTATCAATGAGATAGTATCCGCTTCTTTGTATTACCAAGCTGCTCTGTACAAAATATACAGAAATAATCATCGAATGAAAGAGGAAAAGAATCCTGTGATAATCGAATCTCTTCGCTTGGAAACAGAAAAGGCAAAACGAATAATAGCCACTTGGGAACCACGCTTGGCAGATATGCGTAGGAATGCGAGCTACTATATTCGGGCTTCTTCTTTTTCTAATAAGGATATCTTAGGCCCCAAGTTCTTTCGAACGCAGCTTGAATCGCTTGATATAGATGAATTCTTAACTTCTATTTGTGCAATCAGGAAGAAAGAGGTCGTTAATAAATTCTTTGCGAACTATCGAAAGGATAAGCACCAGTTCTCTGATGGATATCGTTATGAATCAATACTGAAACTGGATTTGCGGGAACACTTTGTTTTAACATCTAGGTATTTGAAGTATTACGATAAACGTGATAAGATATTTTTAGGATACGACCCAGGACACTTCTCCAGTATTGTTGCTGCTCAAGAGAAAGATTATGGGCATGAACTCCGGGTTATAAAAGAATTCACTTGCTATTATCCGGCGGAACAACCGGAACTGGCAAAGCAAATCTTTGAGTTTTTCGGAGCTGACGCGATTAATAAACAGATTGTACTTTACCATGACCGGGCAGCGAATAAACGTCGTGAGGATCTTGAGAAAATAACTTCTGATGCACGTATATTGAAAAGGGAACTGGAAAGTTATGGCTTTTCTGTTGAGCTCATGAACGAAGGACAATCTACTATTTATCATTGGCAACAATTTAAGCTTCTATTACTATTATTCGGTGAACGGAGTAACGCACTGCCGGTGTGTCGAATAGATGAGAATGAATGCCCGAATCTTTGTAGTGCTATTCCTCTTTCTCCATTGAAGAAAACAGATGGTCGTGTTGAGTTGGATAAGTCGTCGGAGGTGAAAGTTCCTCTTAAACATCAGGCAGGACTGACAACACAGCTTCCTTCTGCACTTATCTACCTGCTTTTTGGATTATATGGTGATAGAATACAAGGAGAATTAAGTAATATCCCGGATGATTTACCTGACAATATAGGGCTATAGTGTACTGGTTAAGGTGATATCATTGTGTGTAAATCTGGTATAATACTATCCTGTTGACATCGTTTCTATAGCTAAATCACAGGCTGTCAGTCAAAAGACTTTTTGAAAATAAAAATAGGAAAAAACGAAAGACGGAATTCTCCACGCACCGCTGAGAAAGCCGATTGAGGTGCAAAATCGTCCTTTTGTAAGGAAATATGACACAAGCCAGGGGACGTCCTTTTAGGAGGGGGGCAAAAACTGTAATTTCGGTCATGGAAACGACGATGTCAGGCATAGTAGCCCTTCAATGGGCAAAGGAGATATCAAAGCTGCCAAATGGGGGCTTCACCATTGCCTTCTTTCCTTATTCAAGGCAGAAGGGCGAGGCTTCAGAGAGGTTAGTAGTGAAGGAAGGGTGTACGTTCCGGACACAGCTCCCGGAAGAACGTTTCAGTATTGATAGTGATAACTTCTTTCTCTTTAATGATGAGAATGGTAATCCTAAGATGTGTTATCGGATACTTATTCGCTACATGGGGTTTCCACAAGATGGGTATAAATTGCATAAAATAGACTGGTTATGAGTGATAGTGTAGAGATGATGGGAAATTATGGATGCTATATTGACGACAGCAATATAATTTCCTTTCAATTAGGAACTAATCCAACTGCAGGATTAAAAGATCCGGGTTTCATTAATTCAAATGCTATTCTTCCTGCAGACTACAACTGGCAGTCGATAGGAGGGTTCAACGTGTGTTCACGCGGAGCGAATAACATGAAGTGTGAAGAAGTCGAAATAGATATCAAGAAGAATCGTTTATTGCCTCGATTGATCACGAAACAAGTTAATATGCTCTATGGATTAGGCCCGGCTATATATATCAAAAGTATAAAGGACGGGAAGCTCGTTAAAGAGTGGACAGACTGCCCTGAAATAACAGCATGGTTAGAATCATGGAAAGACCGAGGACTGGAGTCTGACTATAAAGAGGTGGCAAAGGGGAATATTAAAAACTACTATTATTTTCGTGATTACTTTGTAAAATGGCGTATGACGCTAGGTAATCGTATTGGTGAACAGTGTCCGGTTGCAGGACTTGAGTTGATGGAAAACAGACGTTGTCGATTAGCTACTCAGAAAAAGGATGTAATCACGGAATTGACCAATTATAAAGACTTCACTCATGTCGCAGTAGGGCGTTGGAGCTATGGAGTTTCTAAATATCTGTTTTATCCACGTATGGTGATAAAGGATATCCGAAACATTAAGTATGCTGCAATTTCCCATCATCGGGAAAAGTCAGTTAGTGAGTTTTACGGAGTAAACGAAACGCATGAAGGGACTAAGGCATACATCAAGGGATCGAATGATACTGCGAATTACATAAATTCATTTCTGAAAAACTCTTTGGCCGCTAAGATTCATATTATTATTCCAAATGCGTGGGCTGAATCTAAACGTGCTCAGATAACAAAGATATGTAATGAGAATAAGGAACGGAAAAGTAAAAATGAACCTCTTCTGACTTATAATGGGATGGAGATTGGGACTGCGTTTAAAGAATCTTACTTTCTAAAATATCTCAAACAGGAACTTCGTAATATTAGTGAGTACCTGTCTGGAGCGGACAATCAAGGAAAAGCTTATGCTACCATGAGTTTTAAAACTGGGACTGGTGAGGAACAGCGTTGGAAGTTTGAGGTTTTGGACCTGAAATACAAAGAGTATATTGATGCTCTTATTACCTACGATAAGCGTGCTGACGAAGTCCTCTTGTCATCGGTCGGACTCGACTCCTCCATTTCATCCGTGTCAAAAGATGGCGTCATATCGAAGTCAGGAGCTGATGTATACTACAATTATCTGATATACCTGATGTCACTAACTCCGGATGATGAAATTTGCTCTGAACCTTTCAATATGGCTATTCAGATAAACTTTCCGGAACTATATAGACAAGGATATCGCTTCGGATTTTATCGTGAGACTCCCAGCCGGCAAGAAGAAGTAACTCCTGATGAACGACTAAATAAACAGCAATCATGATACTGAAAGATTTGTTTTCCGATATTTCCGGATTTGCGGAATTTGTTCCTGGCATTGATGCTAATACCAGCTTTGCATCACTCAATAGCCATGCCGTTACTGCCTATAAGCGGATTGCTAACATTATAAGCGTTCCTGTGTATGAGAAGATTCTTGAGAAAAAAGAAGATAAGCTTTACGATCATCTTCGGACGGCACTTGCTAATCTCACTATGGCAAATGATACTGTTTTTGATGTAGTTCGTAAACGCAAGGCGAATATCGAAATCTACAAGTATGAGCAGGAAGCTCTCCGGAGGGCTTATTATGAAAATTACTATAATGCAATGGATTCTATAATTTCTCTTCTGAATACCTCAGAGGATTTAGGGTGGGATGAAACCAGGTATTATCGTATGCTTGAAAAATTGCAGATCAAGACAACGGAAGATTTTGATTTATTGTATTGTATCGATCTGTCATATCTCTTCTTTTTCCGCTGTATACCAATCCAAGTAGAGGTCTTAGAAGAAATTTTATCCGGATATGTGGATCGTGCAAAGAATAAACCTTCGGTTTTGCCATTGATTAATCGGGCATTAGCAAAGATGGTTGTATCTGTTGCTTTAACCAGGTACGACATTTTAGAGTTTCCGTCAACGATCCGGAATCTCTTTATTGATTCAAAGGTTATGCGATATGGTACTCAAGAGCAGCAACGGTTATTGAGCTTGTCTGTCGAGTTACGGGAACAGGCGAATAGCCTGATCAAAGACGTCGACTTATTGCTGGCTGACTCTGAGGATACCGATATAGAGACGGAAACATCCTTTAATCTGCCTGAAGACAAGATACAATTGATGCCATGATAGAGTTTAGTGTACATCAGAAGAAATATAAAATTCCAAATGCGTGGGAGGAACTTACCCCGGAATTGTTTGAAGGGATTATGACTGATATGAACCTTGTTACTTCTGGCAAGTTGTCACCGGCCATGCTACAGATAAAACATGTCTGTCGAGTGATGGAATGGGAATCGCATCGGTTAGCGCATTTTAAAGATGAAGATACGATGTCTAATTTGGCCTGGTTAGGCGAACAAGTAGACTTTATTTTCCGTATTTCGTATCCGGATCATGATGCTGCGCTTCAGGACTTGTCAAAGGATGAGTTTGCCAAGGCGAAGAAAACTCCTCCGGAGAGACTGAAGATGCCAATTGCCCGTTATCTGTCTAAGCTGGATTATAAATTTACTTTGAATAGCTGTTTCTGTGCACAGCTGCTTCCATTCGTTAGCATTCATGGGCAGATGTATAAAGGGTATGTTGTTGATACTGGCTTTGGTCAATTAACGTGCTCTCTGACAGCTTTACAGTTTGTAGAAGCCCGTTCTATGCTGGGATGTGATGCTGCAATGCTGCCACTTCTTGCGGCTATTTTATATCATCCGGGAAGATATGATTCGGAGTCGGCACATGCGTTAGCTAAGTCATTTGAACGCTTGTCATTAGTTACTTTGCAGAGTATTGCGTTTAACTTTTCCTCGTTTGTCAATTTCCTGTTTACTAAAACTGAGTTTTGGGTATTAGTAGCCGGTGAACATGAGAAACTTAGCCCTATAACGACCGGACCTCTAGAGTCTCTCTACAATCTTAGTAGTGATGGGTATGGTGATATCTCTGCGGTTGAACAGATGAATATTATTAAATACCTTTCTATACTTCGTAAGAAGCTCATAGAAACGGTAAAGAGCATGCATTATGCTGACGTTAAGCATGTGGATATAGCAAAGAATACTGGATTACCAATTTCATTAATAAAACAGATAGTATGATTTTCGAGATTCTAAAATATTATGCTCAGTTTCCGGATCACAATAAGGTGCTTGAGGTCTTCTCAAAAGGAAGAAGTGAACTTCTTGAATATGCGATTCTTCAGGAAGAAATTAAAAAAATGCCTGATCACTCCCGGATCACCGGATTAGACTATTATATCTTCGGTCAGAGTTTCGATTCGGTTAAGCAGCGTGTTGATAGCATTCTCGCCGGAACATACTTATTTGTGGAAATTGGTGATATAATGTCTAAGCGCGATCAGAAGAATAATATCGAGGATGAAGTGCAAATGGCTGTTACTATCGCGGCGAAATCCGCAGAAATGGATTTGATAGAGGAAGCGATACAATCGAGATGTACTCTCGCCATGATGCAGCAGCTGCGAGCGATTATGTTATCAGATCAGGCGCGTACTCCTTGGCTGAAAGAGCTATCCCTTTCTTGTCAGATAAAGCCATTTGTGGCGAAAGAATTTTCTTCAGTGGGGTGGACGCTGATGTTTGAGAGAGAGGGGAGTGATATCTTTAATTTAAAGACACTAATAAATCGGGAATAATATGGAGTTTAATGATTGGGTAGTTTTAGCAACAGCTTTAGGGGGTGTTGAAGGAATAAAGCAACTTGTTAAATGGTGGATGAATCGAAAGGTAGAGCTTCGAAAAGAAGATGCTTCGGCGAATGGTATGGAAGATGAAAATGAACGGAAACAAATTAAATGGCTTGAAGATCGTATTTCACAACGGGACATAAAGATAGATGCACTTTATGTCGAGCTTCGGGAAACTCAGTCCACTTTATTAGAAGAAATCCATAAGCGGCACGAAGTTGAATTGAAATTGAAAGAAGCGGAATTTCGGAGATGTGATGTCAGAAGATGTCCGGAACGTGAACCACCTAGTGACTTTTAATATAAAAAATGGACAGTAAAATGAAGAAAATTGATGCTATTATCATTCATTGCTCGGCTACACGTGCCGGGCAGGATTTGCGTGCGAAAGATATAGATCGTATGCACAAGCAGAGAGGATTTAATCAGATCGGCTATAACTTTGTTATCGATCTTGATGGCACTGTAGAGAACGGCCGTCCGCTTTCTATTGACGGTGCACATTGTAATACGAAAGGATTTAGTGAATCATCTTACAATAAGCACAGTGTTGGTATCTGTTATATCGGTGGTCTAGACGCGTCCGGAAAGCCTACTGACACACGTACTCCTGCTCAAAGGGCTGCACTGCGTGAACTGGTTGCAAAGCTCTGTAAGGAGTATCCTATAGTCGAGCTTTTGGGACATCGTGATACATCTCCTGATTTGGACGGATCTGGTGAAGTAGAACCAGCAGAATACATCAAGGCGTGTCCCTGCTTTGATGTGAGAAAGGAATTTTCTAACTTCCTTCCTAATACAGTCATTCGGCCATGAAACGTTTAATCTACTTGTTTATCATATTGCTGGCGTCAGCAATATGCTTGTCGTCCTGCCGTACTCAGTATGTTCCGGTTGAAACGGTGAGAACAGAGTATAAGACTCGCGATAGTGTCAGGTATGACAGTATCTACAAGCATGACAGTATATTCTATTTGATCAAGGGGGATACCGTGTATAAGTATGTGAAACAGGTTGAGTATAAATACCTCTTTATTAATCGTACAGATACAGTTTTGAAGACGGATAGTGTTCCAGTTCCTTTTCCGGTTGAAAAACGACTGACTCGCTGGCAGTCAATCAAAATGGAGCTTGGAGGATGGGCACTAGGTGTTATTATAGTATTTGCTCTTGTTATTGTTGGTCGGATGATATACAGACTACGAAAGAAGTAGTATATTTGTGGTGTAGAAGTTTGCTTGTCAATGACAGGCTGTGTCCTCGTGTTTCGCGAGGGCATTTTTTGTATCTTCCCCTTTCGTTTTTAATCCTTTTAGCTATATAACTGTTAAATAGCATCTTGATAAAGAAATTATTATCAAAAAGTTTTGTTTGCGATAATGATTTCTTTATCTTTGTAATGTCAAACAAAAGAGCTCTTTGAATGACTGATGAAGAAGCGCTAAAGGCGCGGGAAATTGAGTTGTTAGAAAACCTCAATTTTTTCCTTCTGAATTATCAACGTTTAATTGCGAACGGATATAGAAAGAAGGTGTTGGATGATGAAATTAAGCTAATTCAGCTTGAGTTGGATAAACTTAAAGAAGTCCGATAGAAGGAAAGTCCACCGGGGTAGCTGCCGGTGGATTTATCTTCATTATGAAATGTATGACTTTAAAGATAAATAACAATGGGAGTGAAAGAGGAATATTTTAAACTGAAGGAGCAATGGGTTAGTTCACGTGGTTCTGAACGTGAAGAGATTGATCGTAAATTAGATGCTTTCTTAGAGTCCCTTAATCAAGCAGAAAAGGAACTTGTTAATGAAGCTATAACTGAAGATTTTGCCCGCATCCATAAGAAGATTAGTGAAGCTAAGGAATTGAAAAGGCGGATTGAAGTGCGAAAGATTCTCTCTGACACACTTCCATTCATTTCTGTATCCGAATTTGCAAAGCAATACTTTAATAAGTCCGCTTCTTGGCTTCATCAGCGAATCAATGGTAATGAAGTGCATGGGAAGGTTGCAACTTTCACAGAGAAGGAACAGAAAATGTTGTCTGACGCCTTAAAAGATGTAGCAGAAAAATTAAATAAAGCTGCTGCTGATTTATCTTTGTAAAATAAAGATATTTTAAACTATTTTGTTAGGCTTGATTATCTTTGTTTTTATGATTATAAATTTGTTTGAATGGGATAAATTCTTATCTTTGTCTGTCTTGATTGGATATGTGTATGTTAAAACAACTTTTTTTGTAATTAGTTTCTGCAAACTTATATTATAGAATGACAGATATACCCATAATATATTATGTTGTAGCTCCTTGCTTTATTATCATATTGATATTAGGAGTACATTTAAAAAATACGTTTTTTTCAAATGAAATAAAGTTTCCTAAGCAATTTTATATGCGGGAAGGGTATCTTTCAGATGTAATTCCTGCATTAAGAAAGATTGTAACAAAGAATAATAAAAAGATATATGTAGATTTTTCGGAGGTCGAAGAAATGACAGAAGGATCTTATATGGTTTTTCTGGCTCAAGTTGAGAAAGCATTGATATTAGGTAAATCAATTCGCTTTCTGCCTAAATTGCCTAAGTCTAAGTTAGTCATAAATATTTTATCGACGCAAAAGAATTCTAAGTACAAGCATCAAAATATTCGAATAAGCGGTGACATAATACCAGATAAAGCTAATACTTATAATTTGTTAGATCCAGATTATATTGATGATGTAGTATATGAATTGAAGAAACTAGGTTTTACTGAGTATTACAAGCCTTTTTATGATTATTTAGTAGAATTAATGGGAAATGCGACAGAACATGGTATTCGACATAAAAATATAAACTGGTGGATGCTCAAGTATCGTGATTATTCTGAAAGATGTATGAAATATGTGTTTGTTGATATGGGAGTTGGAATAATTAAATCATATGAGGAATCAGGATTGTTGAAAAAATACTTCTTTAAAAGTAAAAAACAGATTCCTTTAGATGCTCTCAATGGAAAACTAGGATCATCAACTAGGAAGCCCAATAGAGGACGCGGTTTGCCTCAGATTAGAGAAATTATAGAAAAAGGTTATATTTCTAACTTTATTTTAATAACAAATGGTGTATCTTTGCGTTATATAAATAACGAATTTGTGGTATCGGAGAACCCTAATTTCATTGGGACATATTATTCATGGACTATAAATAAAGAAAATTTTATAAGATGGAAGAGTACTCAATAACAATTGCAAATGACTTCAGTGATAAACCGGGTGGTCGTTGGAGAGATTTAGGACCAAATTCCGGTGAAGAGTTTTATGAAACGCTTCTCTTACCCAAATTTGATGAAGCAGTTCAGGCTCATGAGCATTTATATGTTTATTTAGATGGAGCTAAATCTTATCCTAATTCATTTTTGGATCAATCTTTTGGAGAATTGGGGCGTAACAGAGGAGCTGAATTGGTGAATCAAATAATCATATTTAAAACAGAAGCCTTTCAATGGGTTGTAAAATATATTAGGGAAGAGATATGGTTCAAAAAACAATAATATTCTTTGGTAGTATTTTTTCAATAATTGTTGTTTTTTATTTCTGTCGTTTTTTATTGGTATATTCATGGCTTGATAATGCTACAATTGATTACACTATTGTTCCTGTTGATGTAATAAGTATAATTCTATCTTCTGCTTTAACTATTTGGGTGGGGTGGTATATTGCTAAAAAACTGACAGAACAGCGATTTGAAAAAGATTTTTTGATAAAAGACTTGACTCAGATTGAAAATGAAGTTCATGAGATAGAAAGTGTCTTTAATGTTTCAGGAAATATTGATTTATCCTATATTGCATCGAAAAATAATAATGTACAGTTGATGCAGGAGAGGTTATCAAAAACATTAGAGTTAATGAAAATTTCAGATCTGAGTATAGAAAAACTGTATCAGAAAACAGGAGAGATGTATCAGGCTACAACTAATTTTGAATCACCTATAGTAGCTGTAAGTGATATTGATATACAATTCATAAATGTTAAATGTAATAGTGTTATAATTGAAGCTCGAAATCTTATAATTTTAATCAATAATATGTAATAGAATACGGCTGAATTATTGCTCTTGTCTTGTTGATAGTAGCTAATTAATGAGCATAATTTCAAGAAAGCGTTGAAAGATATTGTGCCGGCTGTTACCTGGCCATATATCGCTGAAGAATATCTTCATAAGTCACGGTCTTGGTTCAGTCAGCGTATGAATGGGTATCATGTTAACAACAAGGCGTCATCTTTCACGGCAGAGGAAATAGAATTATTATCAGATAGTTTGCTTGATTTGAGTGAACGAATAAAGAAAAGTGCTCTCCTCTTGAGGAAGCATCGCTTTTAAAAACACAGCTTTCAAACGAAAAAGGCTTCCGAAAAGGAAGCCTTTTTGGATATTATCTTCTTTAGATTAAAAATTATTACTTATATTTGCGTGTATATCAGATTGATATTGCGACAAAAATATTATTAATATAATTATTCGGTAATAATGGAAGAGAAAAAGAAGGAGGAGCCTTTAAATGGAGAGATTGTAAAATTAATAAAACAGAGAACATATTTGTGGTGTGCTATCATTATCATAGGCTTCTTTGTAATTATTCAGTTTGCTCTAATGCATTGCTCAAACAAAGTATTGGCTGACCAATTTACATTTGCATCTACAATATCATCAATAGTATTGTCTGTTATTGCTATTATAATGTCGGTAGTATCTAGTGACTCAATTAACAATCTTCTTCATAAGTTCCGGGATCTGCATGATGAAATAAAAGAAGTGCCTGGTACTATAGATTCTTCGATAGCTGAAATGAATAAGGCATCCGGTAAGTTTGAAGAAATTTATGGTGATTTGAAAGATGCTCCTCAAAAAATAGAAAAAGCGACACAGGTAATGGCAGAAACTTCGGGAAAAATTGATAAATCTGTTCAGCATTTATATCAAGTAATGGATGAGTTTCAAGAAAAAACAAAAGATTTTCATTCTTTAAAAGACGAATTGAAATCAGAAATAAGGGATGGCTTTCAAAGTGTAGATAACACGACTTCAAGACAAAGCGGGGATGAGGACATTTTAACAAGTGAGCAGGCCACTGAAGTTGTTAAAAGTGGTTCTCCTTGGGGAGGATTATTTTTATATGCAATTAAGCGGTCGAAAGATGAGAATAAGTATTTTTTATTGGGGCATTTCTGTGAGAAATTTAATCTTAAGAATAAAGAAGATTATTTTTATGGTTATTTTATAGCTATGAGGGCTACTGGAATATTTGAAGTAAAAGATAAACAAGTAGGAAAAAAGATTGAAATAATTAATTATAATCGTGGGTTAGATAAAATGAAAGAATATTTGCCTAAGTATTTTTCTAAAAGCAAAATATCTGAACGAATAGAATTGATAGAACAACTTATAGACGAAGAAGAACGTATTGTAGATTGATATATTTAATCTTGGCGACAACGAGGTAATTGGTTGTGAACTGAGGAATTGCCTAAAATGTATTTTTCTTTTGGATAAAAGAAATGATTTTTATAAATTACAATAAGCGAGTTGGAAAGATGGGAAAATTTAGTATAAAATGATATAATATTTATGTTATGATATATGATACTACTATTACAATGGGGAGATATTGGCATCTCAAAGATTGGTGGAAATTGATAGTCGGTACATTTCGTGAGTATTTAGATCATAATGTGAAGCTGTTTAATGATAAAGAAATAGAATTGAGCCAACGTTATGCATCTTGTCAAGATGAGTCTGATTATGCTAATATTGTGATGGAGGAGAAAGAAGTTTATAATTTCTGGTTATTGAGAAGTGTGTTAAATGCAGGACTAATGTATTTATATTCTCAGTTTGAGAGGAAAATGGTTGAGTTAGCTCAAATAGCTTCTCCAGGCTATGATCCTCCATACGGAGGAGTAATAGAGAGTGCTTGTGAAGCAATTCGATCTGCAAAGGGATTAGAACTTAGTTCTTTATGGATTGGCTCTTGGGGATGTATTAAAGATTTTCTGCAAATAAGGAATGCTTGTGTGCATAGAGACGGAGTTACAGATGAACTGCGTCACATAGAGGCAATACATAGGCTTAATCAGTTCTTAAAGGTGACTGACAGACCAGATGGGAACATGGAGATTTATTTAACGAAAGAGAATCTTATTTGGATATCTGATAAGATGACCTATTGCTATGAGTTATTGATTGATGAGTTAGAAAAAGACGAAAAGAAAAAAGAGGAGTCATGAAAAAAACAATCTGGAATCGAATAGCTATTTGTTTTTTTGTGCTATTTACGTTGATAGTATCAGTTTCATTCATATTATTTGTTTTAAAATTCAAAGGGAGCGATATATCAGAGGAACTTAGGGATTGGAGTGATTATTCTGCATGCATCACGGCCTTGTTTGCCTATATATCCTTGATTTTTATTTATATAGCATATAAGAACCAAGTAATTGCCAATAGGAGTCAGATTGTAGCTAATGAAAACCAGGCTTTTGCTAATTATAAATTACAATTTGACAGTACATTTTTTAATATGCTGCAAATTCAGAGAGAAATTTTAGCCTCTTTAGGAAAAGGACATTTTATACATAGAAAAGGTAGTATAATAGGTTTACGATCACCAGATTATTCAAGCGCACTAAAATATAATGATGCTTTAAAAATTATAAAGGAAAGATATCAACCATCTCCACATGTGGATATATCTTCTGATATGCATTATTTTCGTCATTTATATCATATAATCAAACTGGTTCACAAAAGTGCTTTTAATGAAAAGCAGCAACGAGAATATATTGATATAATACAGGCCCAAATGAGTAATGAAGAATTATTTGTTATGTTTTATAATGTTGTTTTTTATGGGAATAAAGAATATTTGTTATGGTTAGATGATTATGGTTTTTTTGAGAATATTCGTCCAGATGGAACCTTATTTGATAAGTTAAAAGTAAACTTCTTTCCTAATACAAATTTTAAGCATAAAGCGTATGAAGTGAGTTAAAAGTACAGATGATTCTTAAATAGAAGGTATAGTGTAGTAAAGGCGGAATAAAAACTCCGCTTTTTTTGTTTCCTTATTTTTCAAATCTTATCTTTGTGGGATAACTTTAAAAACACACAAAATGAAAAAAGTATTGTTGTCGATTTTGTTTGTAGGATTATTAACTTCATGCGTAACTCCTAAATTACCGGAACCTTATGGAACCTCTACTATTTTGGATTATTCTCCATTGACAAGCAAAGGGTTTTATGTAACGGAGTCTAACTCTGTTTCTTTTGATTATCAGGCTATTGCCAGCGTATCTGCTACAGAGGTGGCTGGATGGGTTAAAAAAGGTAAGAAGCAAGTAATCTCTGATGGGACTCTAAGGAAAAATGTGGATGAATTGTATGTCAATATGGAATCGAAGCCATCAAGTGGGAAGTATATACGTGTTTCTCCTGATATTAATGCTGCAATGGATCGTATGGTAGGGATTTTGAGAACGGTTGGGGCGAATGGCATTATTAATCTAAATATTCAATGGGAATCAAGTCGTATAATTATTTCGGGTATGGCTATCCGGAAATAATTACTCTGTTTCTTTTGTGCCTTCGAAATATTATCTTCATATTCTAAAAAATATAATTATGGAACTTATTATTCTCATTATTCTGTCAGTTGTCCAAATCATAGTTTTGATTTGTTTCTTTTTCTTGTGTATGCATGTATCTGCGATCAAAAAAACTGTTGTGGCAGTTAATCCTTGGCAGGCTTCATTTAACCTTTATTATTCAACTGGACAAGTTGATAAGGCAACGCAACTATTGATGCAATCGATCATGCAAGAGTCTGATTTCGCTGATGCTTTTTATTTGAATACTTCTATTCGAGAATCAGCACAGAAACGTCTTTCTGATAAATATGCTCCCTATCTTGATCTGTTAGGTATGAAGTTTGATTTTGATAAAGCCAATAGTTTTATAGCAAAATTTTGATATAAATGTGAGGATTACTTTTACTTCTCAAATATTATCCTCATATTTGCAAAGTCAAACATCCACGAAATGTTATTCGTGTCGCTGAGCGCGGTTAATGCTCACGAAATTCGAGGGCTTTTTTTATGCCCTTACTAATCGTTTTCCTAGTTTTAGGGAAATGATATATACGAAATAGGCGGCTGCCTTTCCCATTACACTTTTTGCTCTGCGAGCGAATCTGTGGATGTTTGACGACACGGGAAATGGCGGCCGTTCTTGTGTTCTATAATTGCCGAAACGTCAAACATCCACATTTATGAAAAAGGAAAATCAATCGGTCCAAGTGCCGGTAAGCAAGTTGCAGAATTATTTTAGTAAACTTGCTAATCTGCTTGCAGAAAACAGTGAAACCTACCTAGTATCCCAGTCGGGTAACAAAACTTCTATCGAAGTTGCTCCGGGAGAGTATATGACAATCTCAATTCAGAAAGGAGGTCAGTCATGAATGATGCTACAATGATTACTATGCGTAAGGATGTACTAGAACTCATCCTTCAGAATGAACGTACTATTGCGTTGCAAGAAAAAAATAGCCGATCTTTGGAGGAGATAATCAAAACGCATTGGCCCAAACCTGAGATGAAAGTTTATAAGGATGGGAAGCTGATTATGACGAAAGGAGGTAAACAATGAATGCAGAAGGAAAAACAATATTTGTTCCAAAGGAAGTGCTTCAATTTATGCGTATGCAATCAGAAGTAATATTATCTCAGGCGAGGATACTTGAAGAAAGTATCAAGGTTCCTCCTTTTTCGGTGATTAAAAATGGAAAAGTAATAAAGAAAGGTAAGATAGCATGAAAGACCAAGAATCAACTATTGCGAATGTAAGTGTTTATATCGCAGCTTTACAGGATACATTTAAGCCGGCTTGGGATGCCCGGCACACGACCCACTGGTTTACGACTGAAGAAGTTTACCAGGCGATAAAGAAGCTGGACCCGGCAGCTAACATATCGAAAGATGATATCTTTAAAGCTATGACGGATGCTGGATTTAAGTTCCAAAACCGTCCCGGAGCATCGGGATGCGACTTTCGATGGATGCTTGAACTGAAACCTTCCAAATAAGCTAGTATCCGGAGAGTGAGATTTCCTCTCCGGATATTTTTTGTCCTTTACCTTCCTTTTTCTACTTGCTACATTCGCTGAAAATAACAGCGAATATGATTTCAGAAGATTTAGTCAAACAGAGATTTGTGCATGATACCATTTCTCAAGGTATCAATCTCATTTATCAGACTCAAGAGAATGTTGTTCGTACTTACCTGAATACTCGTTCGGGCAAGTTGCTGGGAAGTCTACAGCGCAGACAATTCACTATTCAAGAGTCTGAAGGAAAGCAAGAATACTTCATTCGTATTTTCTCGTATCTCCGTTACCTTGACATTCGATATCGGAGGGGAAATGATCGCATTTCTCGTCATATTCGAAGCAATCTGGCATTGTATAATCGCACAGTTTGGGGAGTACTCTACCATGAGACATTCCCGGAACTCCGTTATGTCTATAATGAAGCTATTCGTACTTCTATTCGCAAGGAATTAGAGCAAGCATTAATCTATGAACAGTCTCAAAATTGGTAGTGTATGGGAAAGAAGCATTTGTCTGAAGACGAAATAAAGTATATTGTATCTGCCGAGTCTAGCCAGGCACAGCAAGATATTCATGAATTGACTAAAGCTACAAAAGAGCTTAAGAAGGAAGAGAAGGAGCGTCGTACAGCGATGGTTGAGCTAGAGGCGCAAGGCAAGAAAAATACTAAAGAATATCAGAATTTAGAAAAGGAGACCAAGTCACTCTCTAGACAGATATCCGATAATAATAAGAAAATTGGTGCATTAACTAGGTCATTGGATATTAATGCCATGACTGGCCGGCAATTAAAGAAGGTAGCTAAAGAGTTAACTGCTACTCTTGAAGATATGTCGGAAGCTGCGGATCCGGAAGAATATGCCAGGCTAAATAAAAGGTTGGGTGAGGTACGGTCTCGAATGGCAGAATTAAAAAGTTCAGGCAAAAATGTGGAAAAAGAGTTTGATCTGACACAAACTGCTTTGTCTAAACTTAAGGCGGTGGCCGTAGCTTTTATTGTAGTCAAATTGGGAGGCTATCTTAAGGATATAGCAAGAAATGTATACGCTACCCGAAAAGAGTTTGCTAAATATGAAGCTGTACTTCGTAACACTCTTCAATCGCAGGAAAAGGCTGCTGCTGCAATGAAAATGTTGCAAAAACTTGCTGCCGATACACCGGGATCACTTCAAGAATGGACAGAGGCTTATATTAAACTTGTCAACAGGGGAATTAAGCCTACTACCTCGGAACTTACGAATATTGGTGACTTGGCTGCATCGCAAGGCAAGAGCGTCGATCAGCTCATAGAGGCGATACTTGATGCCATGACCGGGGAGAATGAACGTTTGAAAGAGTTCGGTATCAAGGCAAGTAAAAGTGGGAATACAGTTAAGTACACTTTCAGAGGTGTCACTACAGAAGTGCAGAATTCCGAGGAAGCTATAAAGAATTATATGCTGAGCTTGGGACAGTTAGACGGTATTGCTGGTTCAATGGGTACTCAGATGAAAGAACTTGAGGGAATGGAGTCTAATCTGAAGGATACTTTGGATAATCTATGGAATACGATTGGTAAGCGAATGGAAGGCTTCTTCAAAAAAGGACTTTCTTGGGCTACGGACTTCGTCGGAGATGTAACGAAAGTATTTGAGCCTTTGTCAGATGCTTTTGAGAACCAGTTAGAGAAGGTTGTTGATTTAGAGACAACTTTGCCTGGGATGACAAAACGCTATGAAGAACTTGCTGGAAAAGTAGATCTTAATGCTGAAGAACAAAAGGAACTGAACTCATTGATCGAGCGTATATCCGGTATTGTTCCTTCTGCCATTTCTGAATGGAATCAATATGGGGATGTTATTTCTATTAATACACAGAAAGTATATGATTATATAGATGCTGAGAAAGCCCGTCTGAATTTTATTCATAAAGAAGAAATAAAGAATCTGCAATCTCAGAGGGAAAAAGCGCAGGCAGAAATGGATTCACTGATAATTCAAAATGAAAAAGGGACAGTTTGGGCCGGTGGAACAGGATATGGGAATACTCAAGATCAAGGTATGCGCGAGATGACTGATGCGGAAATAAATGCTAATGCGGCAAGAATTGAAGCACTCAAGACGGATCTAGCCGGTATCAATGCGCAACTCGACATGATATCTGGAGACGGTATAGAGAAAATTGTCAAAGATAAGATTAAGTCACAGGAAGATTTAACAGCTGCTCAAGCTAGATTCAATAGCATGAATAAATCCATGCTATCAGCATGGCTAAAGGATGAGAAGAACGCATCTGACCAATACAAGGAAATAGCTCAAGAGATTTATAATAAGCGTTTCCCGTCGACTAATGCAGAGAAAGATAAATCAGACCCGAATGCTGTTGCTCTCAAGAATCAAGAATCTGATCATGAAGCGGAAATAAATGAGATTCGTTTAGTCGGTCGTGAAAAGCAACAAGCGGAAGAAGAAATCAATCTGGCTATTCTTAAGTCAGATCAGGACTATTATAATAAGCGGATCAAACTGCTTGAGCAGTTCAAAAGCAATGCTACGAAGTCAGCAAAAAAATCTGAGTATCAAAAGCAAATAGTAGATGCGAAATCCAAGTTGATCGATACGGAAGTTTCAATGGAGAAACAGAAGGTCGCTGCTGTTGAGGAACTGCGTCAGGAAGATTTAAGTAGAGAACAGGAGATAACCAAGTCTCAACAAATCTTCTTGACCGGTGAATTAGCGAATAAACGTATCACTCAGGAACAGTATGATATGATGATACTTTCTTTGAATACAGCCAGTGCGGAGACTCGGCTGGCTATTGAAGAACGATATCTGAATGACATTAATGATCTTGAACTGAAGAATGGCAAGTTGAAAGCCGATGCCGTAAAAAAGGCAAATGATGCTGTACTTAGTGCTGATCAGGAAGCGGCGAATGCACGTGCGGCTATTCAGACTAAAATGAATGATCTGACTAAGGATTTTAAGAGTCAGTTTAAACTCACTACAGTCGGAGAAGATTTGGAGGCACAAATGAAAGTGCTGGATGCGACTTATCAGGCATGGAAGGCACTTGCTGAAAAAGAGAATGTTGAGACCAAGGAACTTGATGCTGCTTACCTGAAAGCAAAAGAACAGTTAGTTCAGGATAGTGAGAACCGTATTAATCAGATTCGGAATCAGTATGGGCTTTTGAATCAAAAGCAGCAGTATGATATGCAGCTTCAGCAACTGCAAGAATATCTGGACAATGAGACTCTTACTCATGAGGAACATGAACAGGCTGTTCAAAATCTGAAACGTGATTCATTTAAGAAGCAGTTTGACTATTATTCTGATTTATTTGCCGGTGCTGTTCAGGCATTGCAACAAGCTGAAATGGATAATGTAGATGCTCAATATGATGCGGAGATTGAAGCGGCACAAGGTAATACGGAAGAAGTTGAACGCCTGGAGAAGGAGAAGGCTCAAAAGAAACTGGATATTCAGAAGAAATATGCAGATGTCAACTTCGCTATCAAAACTTCACAAATCATCGCTGATACTGCCGTATCTATAATGAAGGCTTTCGCCGATCTTGGTCCGATTGCCGGAGCTGTAGCTGCTGCGCTTATGGGAGTCACGGGTATTGCTCAGATTGCTTCAGCTAATGCTGAACGCCAAAAGGTTAAGAATATGACTCTCTCTGGTGGGAGTGGTTCATCGAAAGGTTCCGGGCAACGTGTGGCAACGGGACGTGAAGATGGCGGTAAGATTGATGTACGTCGTGCTCAGGATGGAAAGCTGTTTGCCGATGCTGACTATGATCCGGATGCACGTGGATTCATAGACAAGCCGACAGTAATCGTGGGAGAAGGACCGGCTGGGCAGTCAAAGGAATGGGTGGCCAGTAATGCCGCCGTAGATAATCCGACTATAGCCCCTATTCTTGATATGATTGATAAGTCGCAGCAAGCCGGGACCATTCGAACTTTAGATCTAAATCAGGTCATTCGTTCAAGAATGGCAGGTTTTGCTTCTGGAGGAAGTATTTCTCAACCGGATCCATTGCCCGGTCCTAAAAATGACGGAAGTGGTGCGGCATTGCCACCGCAGCTCATGGAAAAGTTTGCTCAAGCTATTATTAATCTTGATGAGAAGGGAGTTAATGCGTCTGTTGCTCTAAGTGACTTTGAAAAGAAACAGACACTCCGTGATCGCAGTCGTTTAATCGGATCAAAAGGATAAAGTATGAAAATCACGAATGCTAAAACGGGAATAGCTTACCAGCTTACTCCTGGCACACAACTTGAAGTTGAACGTCCTAACTTGTTTTTCAATGAATGGGGAGAACAGACATTGCCGGTTGATATCCCTGATTCGGACTGGAATCAGAAAGCGTTGGGCTATCCGGACATAACAGGGATGCGGAAGCTGCCATCTGATATTCAGGCTACCATCTCATCGGGTGAATATTTCTCGGCATGCAGACAGGCTATCTTGACTGTTAAGCGTAAGAGTACAATTTCTACATCATTTTATCTGAACGAGGGGTCATTCCTGTCTCAGATATCTAAAGCATCGTTACGGGACGTTTTTGCAGATGAAACAATTCCGGGAGTAAAGACGGTACAGCAAGGGATTGATTTTTGCCGATCACTATTAACGAACGAACATCCTCAGTTTTCAATATTCCCGGTATTTGTCGATTTTGATAATGCACGGCGCTATATAAACCGACTTGAATTTATGGATAGTGAAGGCTATATCAAAGGGACTAAAACAGGGACTCTTGACTTTTATAATGTGTTTCCACGTGTCGAGGAGGTGGATGATGTTAAAATCAAATTGGATCCGGGGTATTATATGAGTCCGTTTATTCGTGCACCTTACCTTTTGAGGAGAATATTTTCTTTCTTCGGTTATACTTTGCTGGAGAATTTCTTCGATGTGACCGAACCATTTAAGTCGATGGTGTTTGTCAACAATACCATCGACTCTCTTGTAAATGGCACTATATTGCTTTCGCACTTGGTCCCGGATTGCAAATGCAATACTATCCTGAATGTATTTAGAAAGAAATTCTTATGTGAATTTATTCCGGACGAAGTGACGAGGACTGTGGCAATCGAACTTTTTAATGATGTATCTAGAATGAAAGCTGAGACGGATCTGACCGATTGCTTAACTTCCGGACTTGAGTTTAATGTGCCGGAATATCAAAAAGTAAATCTTTCATCCGAAAGCGTTATTGCAGATGGGGGAGACACTTATGATTCCACTTCCGATCTGAAAGCTAAATATCCTAATGCTTGCTTGTATCCGTTTACAGGAGAATACTACCGCATAGGATTTACAGATGATTCTACTGTAAAACAAAGTATATGCTCTGCCAATATCCCTTATTTAGATGGAGATAATTCATTGAAGGAGAAGAAAATCACTTGTCCTGATGCTATGTTTTCTTTAGTCTTTGAAACATTTCCAAGTTCGGACCGTCCTGATGCGACAAGAGATAAACGTTCGCTGGTTTATGTTCCCTATATTGGAGAAGGCCGTTCGTTAAATTCCACTTTAGTAATAAACTCGTCATCCTCTGGAGAAAGTGAAGATGCCGAACCTGATGAAACGGCATCAAATAAAGAGCAGGCCCCAATGTTAAGTCTAATCTATAAAGGAACTGATGGATATAATATCGGAACAAATACAAATTACAAGAATAGTGAAGAGAAGTTTGCTGATTATTCATTGCTATACAATGGTCCTGATGGAATTTATGAGAAGTTTTATCGCTCTTTAGATGACTTGCTAAGAAATTCAATGCATGAGGTTAAAGGTGATATCTTATTGTCTGATCATCAAAAGATGACTATTCCTTCACATCGAAAAGTGATCATTAACGGTCAGGAACTTTTTATAGATAAGCTTAAATATTATATCGGAGGAGATAATGAACCGACTGAATCCAGTTTCTATACGACTCGTTTGTACGCACCGGTACACTCAGCCATTGCAGAGGAAAAACGATTTCCACTTAGGGATGATGCTGTTTGCTGGAGATTAAATAGAAACGTATATGATATCTCAGAAGCTGAATATAATGCAGAACTAATCAAGTTCGAAATATCAGCCGCTAGAAGCGGCAATACTCTTCCTGCTATTTATCCTCCGTTTCCAACCAAGGAGCAGGTTGCTGCAGGAGGAGTATATTATGAGCGATCGTATGCAGCCTGTTGGGATGACAGACAAGGAAAAAGAAATTATTATCGCGTTGTGGCTAATCTTACTCCGATAAAGTCTCCTTATTGATATGTTTTCTGTCCTTTAATTTGCTCTATGTTTACGTTAATTTCGTCATAAAAAAGAGCTATGACCATTTTACAGAAACCTGATGCTTTATCATTAAGCGGAAATATTAAGGAGTTTCGTATCGGTACTACGGATACAATTTCTTTCGTTCTCCAACAGGGTGGGGAAGAAGTTGTATCCCGGAGTTATTCTCCGGGTGCAGATGGTATTGTTATCATCAATATAAAGGATATTGTCCATGCACGTTTGTCTTTCTTGTTCAAAAACTCATCGATGATATATGAACAACCTTCTTTGGTATCTACTTTTAAGGCTATAATATCAGGCACGCAAGTGACATTTCAGGCTATTCGTACCGGCGTTGATATGCTTGCAGATTCAGCAACGAACTTTCTTACGCAGAATTTTCTGACTTGGCAGCCAAGCATAAAGCCGGTTACTTATTATTCTCCGGAATTTCTTACTTATTATGCAACATTAAACTGTAAAGCAAAGCTTCATGCTTATTTTACTGATCAGTCGGGCAATGTCATTTCTCAAAATGATATTGATCTTGCTGAATTACAAACAGGAAAAGCATATACTATTCCATTACAATATGCTTCAGTAGCAGAAAGGCTGGAGCATAGACTGCCTGCTTATTATGACGTGTGGATTGAAAACTTGAATGGAGAGCGTTTGACTTATGTACAGCGGTACTATGCTTCGGATATGAAATCGGAAACCGAACAATGGGTGCTTTTTGAGAACTCATTAGGAGGTATCGATACGTTTCGGGCTTATGGCTCTTCGGATTTTACGGGAGAGCATACACATAATATAGCTGAAATTGAAGATGTTTCCCTTGAATATCGTGTCGATACTATTCGAAAGTTTCAAAAAGATACAGGATATCTGAACATGAAAGAACGCCGTTGGTTATTGGACTTTTTCCCTTCCTTGAAAAAGTATCTTTATATCAACTCATATTTTCGTTCTATCATAGTGGTAGAAAGTAATGTGTCTTATACAGATAAGGAGTTGCCCAGCAACTATACTTTTACTTATAAATACGCTGATGCCAAACCATTCTTGAATCTTCCTAGAACTGACTTTCCATCGGAAGCACTTGAAATTGTAGTGCCTGAAGTCGGTTCTTTTACAGTGCCCCCTCGACTTGTTGAATTCCCTCGTCTGCTTTTGTCCGAGGGGGCATTATTCCCAATCCAGGAACCTTATTCAGAAAAGTGGTATACGACAACTATCGGAGCTATTAATGACTATGTAACAGAGCAGATAGGGAAGAAGTATGATGGGGTGGATACTGTAACAAAGTTCTCAAAAGATGTGATGGTTACGATCGATAAAATCGGTTATTATAAGGCAGGTGATATCATTTTATCTGGAACTACAATAGAGGATGCTTTCATTAAAATGGTATCGCAAAAATCAACAGGAGAATTGAAGAGTAAAATCTCAACAGCAAATGACGTCGAATTCGGTAGTCAAAAAGGATTTATAACATATACTGCTATTAGGAATGGTCAAGGTCCTATGGAGGCGGCATTTTATGACGATGCATCTAATAATAAGTTGAATTTCTCTGAAGAAACGGGTGGCGTACAAACGGCTGTAAGGCAGTTGGAAGGTATATACACTCAAAATGAAACATATAAGGCCACAGTTATATATAGTGCTAGTGAAGACGGGAATATATCAAGAAAGATTATAAACAATACGATCAGTGTAAATGTGAGGCGTAAGTGGTTCGCAGGAGTTTGTAATTCAATTCCTGCGAGTTCGGCAGAGGTACGAACTTTAGCTACAAGTGGACTATACAATGGTCCTGGTACATATAAATTCGAAGCCTCTAATTGGAAAATAATTGCTATATGCATCCCTGAAGGGAGTATTTCATCTTTGGAGTTTGCCGAATATCCAGGTAATCTTATTAAGGATGTAGAAATGGTAAGCGGTCCCAGTAAAATAAGTGTGGAAGGAGTTAACGGTTCTGCAGCTACGGATTACAATATGTGGATTGTGAAGACAGCAATCGTGAATGAGACAACGAATCATGCAACTTTAAAGATATCGTAAATGGCAGGTGTAGTAAAAAAAGGAACCCCATTCGGGACAACGTACAAAAGAACATCATCCCGTCCGTTAGATTCTTCAGAAATACCGGATTCTCTGGAGCAAGCGCGTATATATGCGAAGAATGCAAACTGTGAAGACGTCCCATATCCCGGTCAGGTCATAACGGTAAACGGAAAAGCATATATACTCAAAATAGATCCCGACATGCCGGATGATAGTGAGAAAGGTTTTTTCCACTGCACACTTGATCCACTTGGTGGTAATACTGACAATGACGACCGCTATGTCCGTAGGGATGTGGCAGAAACAATCGAAAAACTGATGACCTTCCTTGAAGGCATCAATGCAAAGGGAACATCCACACTCGAACAGATAAAGCTAGTCGGTGACATACTGTCCAGCAACTTTGCAACCGGCAGCACCGGCTTCGGTATCTACAAGGATGAGCAAGGCAACTATCACCTTGACATTGACTTCGTTGATATCCGCAAACGTCTGAATGTTGAGAGTCTGCAAGTCAATCAGGCCACTTATGTCGGCGGCAAGCAATACAACTCAGACGGTATCATCTGTAACAAGGTAGAAGATAAAGGAACTTTTTGGAGATGTTACTTTAGGACTACGGATGCGGAAGGCAGGACTATTTATAACCCGTTTGCTGTAGATGACTTGGCAAACTGCGAGACATTCAATCTCAAAAGCGGAAATCACTATTACTGGCGTGCAGTTGTCGGCATTGGTGATGATTTCATCGACCTGTCCAAGAGTGATTGTATATCGGGCAGCGACGATCCCCTAGTAGGCGACAACATCGTACATCTCGGAAACAAAACAAATCCCGAACGGCAAGGCACGATCCTTTGGGATAGTGTAACGGCCGGCGGTCCCTACATTCGTATATATAAAGGTATCAACTCCTATACAATGCCGGAACCGCTTATTGACCTGAACACTGTACTGAGCGAAATATCCGCTAAGTTCATCAACCAGGCCACAGGGAAAGATGTGGATGAAACCATTAATGACCTGCAGGCGGACATGGACCTTGTCAAAGAACAGACGGATAAAGAGTACACTCTGTGGTTCTTTGACTACGATCCCACGCTGGAGAACCTGCCGGCGAGTGATTGGACTACTGACGAACTTAAAACCATGCATGAGCAGGACATGTTCTATAACCGTCTGTCGGGACATGGATACAGATTCGAAAAGGATGGCAGTTCATGGAGCTGGAATGGCATAACGGACCATCTGACTTTGAAAGCGCTGGAAGACGCATCCAAAGCTCAGGATACCGCTGACGGGAAAAGACGTGTATTTGTATCCCAGCCAAAGGATTCCGATGCTTATGATATCGGTGATATGTGGGCGAATGCGACCTATTCCGGCGAAGGCATCTCTTATAAGAATGACTCTCTCGTCTGCATCACTGCAAAGGCGGCAGGAACAGCATTTTCTATAAAACACTGGCAACCTAGCTCAACGGCTACTACCGCCTATCTTGAGAATCTGGGAGACCGGATACTCGCAGTCGTAACAGATTCGGAGGAAGGCATCGAAGCGGCAAAAAGACTAGCCAATCAAGGTATCAGCGATGCCTATGACGCTGCTCAGGAAGCATTGAATGCTCTGGGAATTGCAAGAGATGCACAGGAGACGGCAGATAAAAACACGGCTGTTATCCAGGTGACGAAAGATTCTATCGCTGCTCTTGTAGAAGGAATACATTTTGATAATTACGGTAATATTACAAATATTAATACAAGCGGATTGGTAACGACCGACGATTTCAATGTACTGTTATCTAAAAAGATAACCTTTGACGCAGAAGGTCATGTAAGTAATATCAGCACATCCGGTCTTGTTACAGAGGCTAGCTTCACGCATTTGTTTTCCGAGCAGGCTGCCGCAGACGGATATGTGAAGAAGGCGTACATTGACCTGTTTGTAACTGAGAATGAAAACGGAACGTTCCAGTCTAACGCAATCGTGAGTGCGGATAAGATTGACTTTAAAGGTGGTACCGTAAAAATAGCCGCTGATAATATCGACTTTGAAGGTGCTGACTTTAAATTGAGTGCAGACAATATCAACTTTGAAGGCGCTGACTTTAAAGTGGGTGCAAACAATATTTCTCTGGAGGGTTATGTCACAGACAATAATGGATTTAGTATAAAGAATGGATATATGACTGCTAAGGGAGGAACGTTTGGTGTATTTGAAATAGATGAAAGTGGTTTTCTATCGAACTCGGACAACAAAGACGCTTATATCTATATCAAAACGGTCAATGGGAGTACCAAGCGGACAGCTGTTTTAGGGAATGCCATATCTGCAGTCGCCGGTTTTGAAACAGCCTCCCTTTTCGAAGCAACAGGTACAGGTGAGAATATTGCTATGAAAGTAGTCGCTTCCGGTAGTAGTGAAACTAATTTGGAATTAGGCTATCAAAATATAGCCATGTTGGCCCGAGGCGGTGTGAAATGGTTTCCTGCTAAGGACGATATATGGAATATGCCGGGAGTATTGGGTATATATGAAGTGAATTTTCAGAGCAATAGTGTAACACGTATGTTCGGTAGTGGAATAACATTCACAAGTAGTCCATATAGAATAAATAATTCAGAAATGGTATTCCCTCATAATTTAGGGCATAGGAACTATACAGTATTGACAAACTGTTGGGGAAAACAAACTGATAATAATATCAACCCGTTTGTAGGCAATCTTTCTAACGTAAGTGACAATACATTTACCCTGTATTTTTTTAGGACAGGGGATGCAGATAGAATGTATCCTGCAATCGCGCATATCGTAATAGTTGGAAGAAATAAACCATAAAAAGAACAATTATGAAAATCAATTTTAAGAAAATCGAGGCGCAGACTTCTTTCGAAGGCGGTAAACAGACCTTCGACGTCGCAAAAGTAGTAGGTAACGAAATGATGTATAACGGCAATCTCCTGCTCGACATCGGATTTGAAGACCTTGCTAAAGCGATCTACTACTCAGATGAAGAAGTAGAAATACCAGCTAATTACCGCAAGGCATTTGAAACTATAATCAGAAATTCAAGGCTTATTGCTGCTGTAAAAAGAGAAATAATCAACCAATTAAACAAGGAGGAATAATATGGATTTCACTGAAAATACAATCAGAACCGGGCAGTCAGTAGTCGGTGATTACAGACTTGAGTATTCCATCACATATAGCAAGGACAAATTGACGAAGATCGATGTGCAGGTCAAACAGGTATCGGCATCTGTACCGAGCTACATCGGCAATATCCTTTATGTTGAATCGACAAAGAAATACTCCTGTTCCCTGTCCGGAACATCAGCTGAAGTACGCGCCGCTTTATTGGCAGATTTTGAGAAAACGATCACCGAGTTGAGCAAGTAACATGGGATATATTAAGTTTGTTTTAAGTGTGCGCAAAACGGATGACAAGGGCAATACCACCCGTACCGTGATCAGCCGTGTTGAAAGTGACATGGCTGATACCGGTATGCTTGAAACAAATCTGATCATGCACGCGCTTTCAGCACGCGGAAAAATAGAAATCAAGGAGGAAGGCTTCCCGTATGCCTTCCCGTTAATATTTGGAGAATAGTTTTATGGCACTGAATGTAGAACATAAGGAAGAAAATGAAGGCAAGAATTCCCGCGGCCGTTTGTCGGCTGAAGAATTCAATAATCTGATCGATACCGTCAAGGAATTGGAGAAGGACGCAAATACTCCTTCTTCAATAGGAGAATTAAAGAATGTCTCCCCTGAATCCGATACGGCAGAAGACGGTTCCGTATTACTGTACGGCAATAATGGATGGTCTCCTGCCGCCGGAGTGTTTATTCCCACCGGAGTTGCGGAGGACGGATCTATTATAACCACCTTTGAAGACTTAATGAACTATATTTCCTCACATGGCGGTGGCGGTGGAGAAACAGGGATACAAAGAAACCTGCGTATAATCAATAACCTGGACAGTAAAAGCCTGTCAGCCAGCAAAGGGGAACCTTGCTATTTGAATTTTACTTTCATCAGCCAGGAAAGATACAGCACCAATGAACCTTATGAAGATACCGGAGAGCGTGGGTTCTGTCAGATCTCTGTTAAAAACAGCAACAGCGCCGAGTATCTTGTCGTCAAACAGCTGTATATCAGTTCCGGTTCTCCTTTCAGTATTGACGTTGCGGAGTTTCTGGCGTCCGGAGCAAACAATGTAATGATCAAAGTAACGGGAGAAGTGACGGAAGTGACGGCTCCGGCATTTGTATACACGGTACAGCTTACTTCATTGTCCATCAGTGCGGACAACTTTAAATGGTGGACAGCTTACACCGGTGCCATTACGCTTCCTCTGAATATCAGCGGTAATATTTCAAAAACATTGTATGTGACTGTTACCGGGAAGGATTATAATGAATCCTACCAGATTCCGATCGGTACAGGCGTATATACGGAAACCGCCTACAATTACTCTGTAATCCACCCGGGCGTGACAGGCGTATTCAATATATCTGCTTATGTCTCGAACTCGGACGGGACGGTCAAGACAAGAACGATATCGTTCAATGTCATTTGCGCGGTAGCCGGCGAACAAAGGAAGCTGGTAGCCGTCAACAACATCCTCGGCAAGGCGACCAACTGGAGTGAGAACTCATTGTTCGATTACGCGATGTACGATGGCGACAATGTCATTACCTCCGCTAAATTCACCATCAAAAAAGATGGTGAGGATGTCTTTACTTCCGAAGAAGACAGTATCGCATGTTCCGCCAGACATACATTCTCATTCCCGATGGAGATTGAGACAATGGATAATACGGAATTTGAAATAACGGCCCATATCCTCGATGTCGATATGGAGCTGACATCCCCAATCACCTATCAGGTAAACAACTCCCTGGGATATTCGGCCGTGTCGGGCGCCGTATTCTATATGAATCCCAAGACCCGCTCCAACCGGCAGGGGAATCGTCAGGAAATCATAAATGAAATGGACGGTTCCGTCATCCCGGGCAGCTGGGAGAATATGAACTGGGGCAATGACGGTTGGCAAGCGGACGAAGACGGGAACAAGGTACTCCGGCTTATGGCCGGCTCATCGCTGCGCATGGGATATTCCCCTTTTAAAAATGAATGCGCCCGCACCGGGAAGACTCTCGAACTTGACTATAAGGTTGATAACGTGACGGATTATTCCGAACCGGTTATCACCATATCGTCCCCGTCCGGTGGTTCATTTGTCGGATTGAACATCTATGCGGATGACATTATCATGCACTCCCAGTCACTTAAAAACGATGATGTACAAAGTTTGCATACGTTCGAGGGAAAACGCACAAGACTCACGCTGACCATTTTGCCGGACGCCTATGGCAACAGCGGATTCAACCTTTGCATACTGTATGTCAACGGTGTCAAGAACAGGGAATTCACCTACGAGAGCAATGATTATTTCGCCCATAACGGGATGATCGTGATAGGTTCCGGATACGCGGACGCGGACATATACGGAATACGGGAATATAACCAGGGACTGACCTCACAGGGAGTCCTGCGTAATTACATCAACTGGCTGAATACCACAGATTCCAAGGCAATTGTGACAGAGAATAATGACATCCTGGACCTACACGGTTCGGATATCGATTTTGAAAATACGAAGGACCAGTTTAACGTAATGACATTCGACAATACAATTCCTTACATGGCGGACCAGTCAACCCGTACCGGCATGTTGGAAGTGTTCTTTTATGACCATCCGGAATGGAATGTTTCAATCAGCAACGTGACCGCCAAGGGGCAGGGTACGTCATCCATGAAATACTGGATCTGGAATACCCGTTACCAGCTTGACAAGAAACTCTCCGTCATTCGTTACGCCGACGGCTCGGACTCCACCGCGGGAGCGAAGTGGTCAATGACACCGTCGCTTCCGGCAGGACGCAAGTTTACGGCGAAGAAGAACTATGCCTCCAGTATGCAGTCACATAAGATCGGTGCGGTAAACTCCTATACGGACCTTATACGTGAAGTGGGTATCCTGAATGAGGCGATGCGGGCAGATGCGAAAGTCCGCGTGTCGGTTTGGGAAGCTCCGTTCGTCTGCTTTGAGAAGCAAACCAATGACGAAGGGGAAACAATATACATATTCCGAGGGCTGTACACCTTCGGTCCCGATAAGGGGGATGCCGACACTTTCGGCTATAACACCGATACTTATCCCAACCTGTTGAGCATTGAGGGATCGGATAATTCTCCCTTGCTCACCCTGTTCCGTGTGCCGTGGAATCCGGCAAATGGATTGATAGCCTATAATGAGGACGAAGAGGCATTCCAGTACAATGGCCAGAACAGCTTCGACCTGGGCGAAGGGGAAGTGGAAAACATATCAAGCTTTATTCCTGCCTACAATTGTGTTTACCAGTGCTCGCCAAGACTGAAACCGTTTAACGGCACATTGGATGAGTTGAACGCACATCTTTCCGATTACAAGAATGAACCCTGCGAGTTCTGGATCGCCAAATCCGGTGACATTAATCAATATAATGTTTACTATTTTGAGTCGTCAGAAGGAAAGTTCATGCCATCTGATATCGGGGAGGGAACAATCAATCTGCTGTCGCAGCTTGCAGACAAGGGATATGGGCTTAACACTTCCGATCTTGCCGGGAAAACGGATGACGAGCTGAATACACTTTTCATAAATGCCCGTATCGCGAAATTCCGTATAGATGCTCCCGCATACTGGGATATTGACGACTGCCTGTTCTTTATGAATAATGTAGAATTCAATGCCGGAACCGACGAACGTGCGAAAAATACCTATCCATACTGTTTCGGTACAGAGACATCCAGGTGGCGTTGGCGTGTTGATGATGCCGACACCCGTTTTGATACAACCAATCGTGGTTTACCGGATAAAGAGTACAGTGTGGAAACGCATGATATGGACGAAACCGGAGCATCCGTCTGGAACGGCGAGACAAACAACTTCTTCAACCTGATGGAACTGGCATTTCCGGAAGAAAAGATAATCAGCATGCGCAAATCAATGACTGCCATGCAGACACTGGGCGGGCTAAAAAGCGGTAACGACCTTGAAAAGCTGTTTGCGTTTTATCAGAAATACTACTTTGACCAGGCTCAGGAATATTTTCCCGCCAATGCTTATAATGCGGATGCGAAGTACTGCTATGAAAACGGGAAACTGGCATACAATAAAGGACACTATTCGAATGATACCGACCCGATCACCCAGTCGCTGGGAGACCATTATCTTGCGGAACAGCGATGGATTACGAAACGTATCCTGTACATGATGTCAAAGTATTCGTTCGGACTATTTTCTGCTAACGGGACGGATACCATCACCGTACGCGCTGCAGGTAACACAATCAAGTATGAACTGACTCCGGCAATGGATATGTATCCTGCGATTGCCAATGGTACAAGTATCATCCGGGGAAGGAGAACGAAAGCCGGAGAAGTATGTGAAATGGAGATTGAACTTTCCGGGTCGGGAGACCAGCAGAATGCGATACAGGGAGCATCCTATCTGCAGGATATAGGGGACTGGCATAATAAGAACGTGACCGGGTCTATGATCATTCAGGGAAGGATGCTAAGGGATATACGACTTGGAAGCAAAAATAATCCGGTTGTCATCTCTATATCCTCCCTGACGTTGTCCAACTGCGTAAGTCTTCAGAGGCTGCTGCTGTCGAATATCGTCACCTTGGCCGGTACATTGAACCTGTCCGCATGCTCACATTTGCAGGAGATATATGCGGACGGTACATCCTTGACGCAGATTGTGCTTCCATCGGGAGGAGGGCTTCGTGTAATTCAATACAGCAGGCTTAACCAATACCTGTCATTATCTAATTATCCGTTACTGACAACGGAAGGCATCGGGATTGATTTGTGCAGGGATGTCATTACGGACTTCTTTATCGTGAACTGTCCGAACCTGTCTCCCATGCAGCTGCTTGTTGATATAATGAATGCGCAGACAGGACAGGGAGATAACCATTCGTTGAAGCGTATCCGTGCTGTAGGTTTTGAGGAAACCTACAATGATTCAGGCATGTTGGATAAGCTCGCTACGCTTGCCGATGGAAGCTATGAGGGATTAAGCTCTGAAGGATTGGCCGGAGAAGACGAATACCCTGTTTTGGACGGAACGATAACGGTGAATGTGAATACTTACGAAGATTCCGTCGAAGCTTTGAGAAATACGTTTAAAAAACTGACGTTAAATATAAACGGAGAATTTTATGTCAGGTTCAAGGATGCTATAGTTCAAAGTATGATTGCGGAATCTTATGGGGATGGGGTCGGAACTAAGATTGAGCAGGTTAAGGCTGTGAGAAATTTCGGCGGCATGTTCAAGGGGAATACTGAAATCACATCATTTGATGAGTTTGAGCTATTCACCGGATACAACTCTAATGGATGGAATGTCTTCGATGGGTGTTTATCCTTGATATCGGTAAAATTGCCTTCCCAATTAAAGATAATATATGGGTATATGTTTTATGATTGCCGGGAACTGGCTAATATAGATTTGCACAAAGTAGAGGAAATTCAGCGGCAGGCTTTTTATAATACAGGATTAATAGATGTTGATTTGGAAAATGTTGTTACAATCGCCGGAGACGCGTTTAGTAAATGTACCCGGCTATCCCGGATGAAAATTGGAGATAAAAGTGGAATTCCCAGCGGATTTGCAATGGACTGTACATCCCTGGTTGAATTGGATTTGGGAGCAGGTGTAAACGCGATAACTTATGCATTTCAACATAGTCCATTGAGGATAGTAACAATCAGGGCCGTTACGCCACCTGAAGTGACAAGATCATTTCAGGTGATTGATCAGTCGTGTCGGTTTTATGTACCTGATCAATCTGTGGAAACTTACAAAGCCGCTTCCGGTTGGAGTCAGTATGCTGATAGGATTTATCCGTTATCTCAAAAAACAGAATAAATCAAGAAGAAGCAGTTAAATAAAAAACCGTCCTGCTCATCACGAGTAAGACGGATATAAAACACAAACAAAACAAATAGCGAAAGGCACCACCCCTTCGCCTTATAAGCGATACAAAGGTAGTATTAATAATTAGATAGTGAAAGGAGGCATGGAATTAATTGAATTACATTTCTATTTGTAGGACTGTAGGACAGTAGATTTAGATTCTAAAGAAACAAATGAAATTAAATCCCATCCCATGACTCTGCATCCTGGGCTTTAGTTTTAAAAAGCATCCTCATAGTTTTTTATGAGATCATTAGCCTCCTGAATATCATGTGGTGTGTAGATATCAGTCATTAGTATGCTGCTATGTCGTGCCTGATCCCGAACACTTAAGGTGTCATAATGCCTTAGCATATTCGTGATCCCGGTATCTTTGAGCGAATAGAACTTATATTTTGTTGGAAGTTTTAAGTCTTTTCTCACATGGTATGCCCACCAGTCTCTGAACATCTTTTCTGTTCTTTGTTTCGTACCTGGTTTAAATTGATCAGAGAATAAGAAATAGTCATTTGGCATATCAAAGATATTGAGGTCTAACATAAGGTGGATGACTTTTGCTGGTAAAGTGATAGTACCGTCTTTTTTATTTTTCGATATTGCGTCCGGAACAAATATAGTCTGTCGGGATAGGCTAATATTAGATAGTCTTAATTTACTCATCTCACTTGGCCGGATAAAGCAATAGTATAATATGTAGCTCGCTAATAAGAAGTGCGGATTCTTTTCTTTAAGATATTCCATTAATTTAACCAGTTCTTCTTTTTTCAGTTGTGTTCGGATTTTCTTTTTTCCTTTACGGCCGATACTACTAATTCCTTCTGTGGGATTCTTGGTAAGATAATTCCGATCCAAACAAAATGATGAGAATGATTTTAGAAAACCAAGGTAATTATCGCGGGTAAAAGCAGTATTATCTCTAGTGATATATACTTCTTCTAAGAGCATAACACAAAAATCTTTATCGAACTGATATATATAGGTAATAGGCGCTTTTTTTTCTGAGTTATATAATTCCATATTGTGCAGATAAGAAGAATAGGATTTTAGAGTTTCCGGACGATAATGACCATCCTTGAACATTTTGTATATGTATGTTCGGTATTTATCGGTAACATCCTTAAATAGCAGATATGCATTACCTTGTTCTTGTTCAATCCATGGATTCCATCCAAGCGAAAGTTTCTCGGAAAGCCTGATCATGTAGTCTCTAGCGTACTTACGACGCTCGTTTGCTTTTTTAATAAAGTTTAGTTTGATTTTTTTCCGGCGCATGTATCCTTTAACCGGATCGAAAGCATAAAAGTCAATGTACCAATCTTTTCCAGCATGGAGGACTGGAGGAGTGAAACCTTGAATTTCCTTAAGTGAAGACATTTTTTTTTATTTGTTTTTGCAGCCTTGCAAGAACAAATCCGTTTATACCCGCCGTCCCGATTTCGTCCCGGCTGTTTTAAAAGACAAGGGCTAACTTTCTGAATTTCAGCAAGTTAACCCTTGTTTTGTCGGAATGAGGCGACTCGAACGCCCGACCCCTACGTCCCGAACGTAGTGCGCTACCAACTGCGCTACATTCCGCTCTTGGATGTGATGTTGTTGAAAATTGAACTTTGAAAGTTTTTATTCGTAAAACTCTGATTAACATTACAATTTCTATCACATTATAATCAAATAAATAGATTGTATATATGTTAAATGTTAACTTATATTGCTCTTATTTTTTTTGACGGTGCAAAGATATGGAAAAGGTTCGATTTATCCAAATACTATAGGAATATTTTTTGGAAGGAACTTCATAATGTATTCTTTTATAATGATAAGAACAAAGCTATATCCCGTGTCCTTCTCTTTAGTGCTGACTTTTAAGACAAAGAGTTTATCTCCTAATGAGAAACTGAAATATTCATTATTAGATATACCGGCAATATGCAAAATTGAATATATACGGATATTAGTTCTAGTATATATACAATTTAAGTACCTTTCTTCCTAAGAGAAGTTTCCAATCTGTAATATAATTGTAATTAATTGAATTTCAACGAATAATGAATTAACTAGAAATATGTATAGATTACAAAGTTTTGCAAATCCCCTAATTTTTAATAGTTTAGAGATCGGAAGAGCACACGTCT